ACATCACGACGGATAACTACTACGCAGACGTCTTCGCGATCCACAAGGACATCGGCGACCAGACCCGCGCCAATGCGGATGCCCCGATCAACGTGGACCGTGAGGCTGCGGAGTTCGTTACCCACCGGCTCCTGACCCGTCGCGAGATCCAGTTCGTGACCGACTTCATGACGACTGGCAAGTGGTCAAAGGACATCACCGGTGTCGCTGCTTCTGCCACCACGAACCAGACCATCCAGTGGAGTGACTACACCAACTCCGACCCGATTGAGGACATTGAGGCTGGCAAGGCTTCGATCCTCAGCACGACGGGCCTGGAGGCCAACACTCTCGTCCTCGGATACGACGTCTTCCGTCGCCTGAAGAACCACCCGGATCTCGTGGACCGCATCAAGTACACGAGTTCGCAGACGATCACGGAGGACATGCTTGCTCGCATGTTCGACATCGAGCGCGTGCTGGTGTCGAAGTCCGTGAAGGCCACGAACGCGGAGGGCGCGACTGGCGCCTATTCGTTCACCACGGGCAAGACGGCGCTCCTCGCGCACGTTGCCCCGAATCCCGGCATCCTGACCCCGTCTGCTGGCTACACGTTCTCGTGGACCGGCGTCTCGCAGGGTCTCGGCCTGACGATCGGTACGTCCTCGTTCCGCCTTGAGTCGCTTCGCGCGACCCGCGTGGAGGCTGAGTTGGCGTTCGACAACAAGGTCGTCGCGTCGGATCTCGGCTACTTCTGGAACACCATCGTCGCCTGATCCGGCATACTGACAACTGAATAGCGCGGAGCGGGGTCACTCACAGGTTGGGTGGCCCCGTTTCGGCGCATTAGGCGGGATCGCGATTACACTAGGGAACGGGAGGTTGCCTCATGACTTGGAGTTATTCCGGTAACCCTGGCGCATCTGACTTGGATCACATCAGGTTTCTGATCCAGGACACGGACACGACAGAGCAACTGTTCAGCAACGAGGAACTGACATTCCTGTTCAACCAGTACGGGGATGCCTACTCCGCTGCGATCGCTGCGGTGACGACGCTGATCGCTAAGGGTTCGCGTGTGGCGGAGGAGTCGAAGACGGTCGGTGACCTGTCCCTGTCCGTGAAGTCCGGCGCTCTTGTTTCGCAATGGGAAGCGCTACTGAAGTACCTGAAGGCAGAGCGCTTCCGTTACGCTCCTGCTGCCCCTGTCATCAACCTGAACGCTATGGTGCCAACTGTCGAACGGGTCGAGGAGGACGAATCCACAGACTTCGTAGTCGGGCAGATGGATAACCGGACATGAGTATCGAACGGAACTTCCGCGAACTGTTCTCGCAGACTGTCACTCTGTTTCCACCGACATCTTCTTCCTCTATCGACAAATACGGGAAGCGGTCTTTCAGCGCTTCAGCGTCGGTGTCAGCCTGCGCCCATTACGTCAGCGAGACTGTGCTTCGGCGCACGGCAGATGGGCGAGAGGTCATTGAAGACGGAAGATTCTATCTGTACGGGATCTTTCCGGTAACGACAGACTACAAGTTGCGACTTGATGATGGGGCCGAGCCAATCATCGTCGCTGTAGATACGCCATACGATCAGAACGGTGCACACCATACGGTCGTTCATGTGGGAGGGAAACTCCAATGAAGGATGGCATCGAACTCAAAGGCATGAAGAAACTGATCGAAGTCACCGAGCGTGTCGATGGCGGCGAGCAGATTCTGGCGCAGGCAATGTATGCCGAGGCGACGACTATCTTGAACGAGTCGAAGAAGATCGTGCCTGTCGCGACGGGCAATCTTCGCGCTTCGGGCAGGGTCGAGCGTCCCGTTACAGGAAAGGGTCGGGCGTCTGTCGAGATCACCTACGGCGGTGCCGCAGCACCCTACGCTCTCATCGTCCATGAGGTTCCCCCGAACACGGGTGGCCGCTGGGGGACTGGCCTGACGCACGCCGCAGGCAAGTCCTACAAGTATCTGGAGATGCCGGTGATGGCGCACAAGGACAAGTTCGTTGATGGTGTGCGTGGGCGCGTCAACGAGATGCTAGAGGGTTCATAATGCTGGAAGCGTTAGCGGATAAGTTGCAGTCTGCCAGTATCGCTACTGCCGGAGTCAACCTCTACATCGGTTTGATGCCGAGTTCTCCTGATGTGTGTGTCGCTCTTTATGAGTACGCGGGGGAGCCGCCTCTGGAAGTTCTGCGCGATAACGCCGCGACGCTGGAGCGACCGAGCGTTCAGGTAATGGTGCGCGCTGGGCGTAATGACTATCCGACTGCTCGCAACCTCATCAAGAATGTTCGTGACAGTCTCACCGGCATCACGGATGAGACTATTTCGGGCGTACGGTTTCTACGTGTGAATCAGAACTCAGCGATCAACTCTGTCGGCACGGACGAGAACGACAGGCCCATCTTCACGTTATCTCTTCTGACGGTTGTGGAGCGTTGATGGACCCGTATGGTCGCGGCGCTGTTACGATTGAGCGTCCGAGGTGCTGGAGGTGCAACAAGTTACTCGCTGAACAGGTGACTGCCCCGTGGCGGATCACATGCCCCCGCTGCAAGGCGGCGAACCAGCAGGAGTGAAATGAGCCTAAAGGACGAGTTCACGAAACAGATCCAGGCGGCAGAAGAACTAACAGCAAGGAAGCGCAAGTGGATACCGGGTGTCGAGTGGCTCGGCTCCGAGGGGACCGTCACTACTGACGCTGTTCAAGGGGACCCCGAATGGGAGCATATTCTTCGGGCTTGGGACCTTGACCCTAACGAATTTCAGATCGTCGAACCGGTCTTGTTTAACTCGTGGGGCGGAGACGACGGGCTGACGAATCGGCAGTTCAAGGCAAAGGTGATTCGCCGCGTTCATTCATTTGTGGATATTGAACCGCTGATAGCAGAGGCTATGCGGCACAAGCCCAAGCGGAAGAACTACGAAGGCAGCGGAACGCTGAACGCTGTCCTCGCAGACTGGCAGATCGGCAAGGCTGACGGAGACGGGCTAGAGGGTACGATCCGCCGCGTCATCGACTGCCGTGACGCTCTCATTCATCGGGTGAAGGAACTGCGGAAGATAGGGCGCTCTGTCGCGCATCTGAACGTTCTCTGGACCGGCGACAGCATCGAAGGCTGCTTCGGACATTACGCGTCGCAGACTTTCTCGGTAGAACTTAATCGCAGAGATCAGGTGAAGGTAACTCGTCGCCTGCTGACGGATACGTTGCAGGCCTGGGCACCGCACTTCGAGACGATCACGGTCGCCGCCGTCGGAGGCAACCACGGAGAGCATCGTAACGGTAGCGGGAAGATGTTCACCGGAATTGACGACAATGATGATCTGGCGATTGTCGAACAGGTGTCCGAGATCCTTGCCGCAAATGAAGCCGCATACGGGCACATCCGTTTCGTTATCGCGCGGGATTCGGTCACTTGTACTATCCCATCAGCAGGATGGATATTAGGCATCACGCACGGTCATGTGTCCCGCAACGGTGCGACTGCCGAGGGCAAGTTGCGTTCGTGGTGGGAGAAGCAGGCTGCGGGTAAGCAGCCGATCGGTGACGCAGACATCCTGGTATCTGGGCACTATCACCACTTCCGTGTCGCTGACTGGGGAGGGTGCCTCTGGATGCAGTCTCCTGCGCTAGATGGGGGAAGTGACTGGTGGCGGACGTATGCCGGTGAAGTGTCAGAACCGGGTATGCTCACTTTCGTTACGACCGAGGAGCAGAGGGTCGGCGACATAGCCATACTGTGAGGGGCTCATGGACATCGTTGAGGAACGCGCGAAGAGTTACGGGGATCCGGCTGAAAACATCACGCGCATCGCGGCTCTCTGGTCTGCGTATCTCGGTGTCGAGATCTATGCTCATGATGTCTCTTGGATGATGGTGATGTTGAAGGCGAGTCGATCTAAGAACGACCCTGGCAATCTGGACAACTATGAGGACGGGCACGGTTACGTCGAGATCGCTGAACGGCTACGCTTCACGGAGAAGTTACGGATGATCGCCCATCGCAGGAAGGACACGCTGCTGTGATCTGCCCATCGTGCAAACTAGGGGGAGAACTGAACCGAGAGGGCAACCCGGATACAGCGGCGAAGTACCACCGCAAATGTCAATGGCCTAATGGCGGGTGCTTCTGCCAGCACGCGGTAGGCGATAACGGATATGTCCGATCTTAGTATCGCGTTCATCAGCGGTGACTGGAATAATCAGGTCGATCCGCCAGAGCCGAACGGATGCGCTTACTACCGTCAGGTGTTGCCTTGCCAACTGATGCAGGAGCAGGGCTACGACACGCTAGTTGGGCAGCCGCGACCGCACGACACTATGGGTATCGGCTTAGCGAAAGATGACGGTGCGCTATTCGGCTTCGACATAAACATCTTCAAACTAATGATGCACGCTTCTGTCCCTCAACTGTTTCACGCGATGCAGTCCGAGGGGCAGATTGTCGCTATCGACATCGACGACTTCCACTTCGATCTGCACGCTGAGAACATCGCGCACTCCGCGACGAATCCGCACACCAACCCCACGAATAACCGCATGTGGTACGAGGTTGGTATACGTCAGGCAGATTTCATCACCGTATCTACTGCTTTCCTCGCAGACTTCTACGGGCGACGCTGCCGCGATGTGCGCCTAGTGCGTAATGCGGTAGAGACTGACCGCTTTACACCTGTCGAGCAGCCGGAGACGCCGACGTTTGGATGGCTTGGCGGGACACTATGGCGGTCTGGCGACATCGAACTTCTGCGCGACTGGCTGCCAGGATTCGTGAAGCAGCACAACGTCCCTGTTTCTCATTCTGGGCACATCCCCGGCGACCCCCGGCATTTCGCCGTGCGCGCAGGACTGAAGCGCGTCGAGACCACCCCTATGCGAACGATCAGTAACGTTCCGAAGATGATGACTTTTAACGTCGGGCTGGTCCCGCTCGCCCGTAACGGATTCAATGAGGCGAAGAGTTACTTGAAGGGCTTGGAGTATGCGGCGGCTGGGATCCCGTTCATCGCCACCCCGACAGAGGAATACAGGCTCTTAGAAGCCGCAGGAGTTGGCAGGCTGGCCTCTTCCCCTGACGAGTGGATTGACCACGCTACGGCGCTCCTAGACCCGTCTACGCGCATCGCAGAGGCCGAGCGCAACCGCGCCATCGTGAGGCAGAGGTTTGACATCTCAGGGATGGGGGAGGAATGGGCTACCGCGATTACTTCTTAAACCACGCAGGCTGCATTGCGGTGCAGAGTGAAGCGACGATACATGCACTAGAACGCAGTATCCCGCTGCGACCACTCGCGATGCTGCTCATCGGTGTCGGAAACGGCGGAACAGTCGAGATCTGGCGCGACACACTTCCCGAAGGATCAAGCGTTACCGCGATTGACGAGAATCCTGCTGCTGCTGAGATCCCAAACCTTGACGTTATCTTGTGTGATATGCGAGACCGTATCGCCATGAGACAAACCCTCAAAGGCCAATGGTTCGATGTCATCATCGACACGACGGGAACCATGCAGCCCTACGCTTGGCCGTTCCTGAAGGCAGGCGGAGTTCTCATTTACGAAAGTTACATTCCTGAAATGATAATGATGCTTGTGCAGGATCTCGCCTCTGGTGGTGACTCTTGGATTCCCGGAGAAGAGATCATGCGAATCGACACCTATCAATCTTGTGCCGTTATTGAAAAGCGTAACCCTCGCGTCGTCCCATATCTGAACGTACTGACAGGTAACTTTGCTGAAGTCAAACCCGAATCGGAGTTCATCGCGGCTGGCTTCAAGCGAGTCATTTCCGCGTAAACTAGATTCGTGGCAAACTACTGGCGGAAGCGCACATATCAACAGGCGGCGACTGAGCCTGATGGCCTAGCCAGGCGTGGACTCGTCTACCTGATGAGTCAGTTTTTCACGGTCGGTGCTGGTGCTTCTGTCTACTTTGCGATTGACACTAACGACGCTGAAGTCGAGTTTCAGTTCTATGACATCGCTAGTGACCAGGGGGAGATCCAAGCGACACTACTTGAGGCTCCCGCTACGGTGACACAGTACAACTACATCACCCCCAGGAACCTTAATAGGAAGTTCCCCGACACCGCTGCGGCATCATTGTCCGCTGCAAGCGCGGTCACAGGAGGAACACCTATCGCTTCCGAACTGGTCGGTAACACCGCTAAGGCTGGCGGAGATATCACGCAACAGAAGATCCACACCCTGCGCGACGATACGGTTTATGTTATGCGGTTCGTGAACGTGTCAAACCAGTCTTCCACGGTTCATATGAACCTGGGATGGTCTGAGAATGATCCGCAGCATTACCGACTCATTGAACCCGTAGACCCCGCCTCGTAGCGTTACAGTTTCAGCCACTCGGGTCGGGCCAATGTCCACTTGATCGTTCTCTCCAAAGACTCTTCCAGCGACAGAGGCGCGGACCATCCGGCGTCAGCGATCTTCGAACCATCCAACGCGTAGCGCAGATCGTGCCCAGGGCGAGAAGAGTGGAAGTCCAGCAATTCGTAGCGCAGAGGCTTGCCGACATAGGAAGCAATCAACTCAGCCATCTGAAGGTTATTCATCTCCCGCTCCCCGACGACATGCCACTTCGCCGGAACATCTGACTCCCCATAGCGTGGAGTGTTCTGCTGGATAGCGAACAGCAAAGCATCGGCCTGGTTCCTCGCATGTAGGTAGAAGCGCGAACCGATCTCTCCGCTCGGCGAAGCGTGGATCGACATAACCTCGCCGGACAACACTCGCTTGATAGTCATAGGCACAAACTTCTCGGTGTCCTGCATCTCACCAATAATGTTCATAGTGTTAGTGATGACCAGGGGAATGTCGTAGGTACGCCAGTAGGAGAACGCAACAGACTCCTGCGCCGCCTTACTAGCCGAGTAAGGGTTAGAAGGGAAATATTGATCCGCCCATTCCCGATGCGCGTGACCCGCAGGAGCAGGCCCATACACCTCATCTGTAGACACATGCAGGAACTTCTCCACCGGATAGTCCCGCGCATAATCCAGCATGTTCGTAATCAGCGCCACGTTATTCCGAATGAACGGTCCAGGCTCCGTGATAGACCTATCAACGTGCGACTCAGATGCCACATTCAGGAGATAGTCAATAGGGCCGATCTCCGAAGCAAGGACAGGGGACACAGGAGCAGTCAAGTCGTGAGTAATAACACGCGTCCGCGTGTAGGAGTCATCCACGCCACCCGCCGCCAGCCGAATACGGTCCGTCAGCCCACGGTGGCGGAAACTCACGAGGCAGACTACCTCGTAGTCTGTCGTGGTGAGAAGGTGTCGCAGGACATGGGAGCCCACGAAGCCACTTGCTCCGGTGAGGAGTACGCGCTTGCTCATTGTCAGATCCATCCACTCGTCTGAGTAATGCTCAGCGGAGGCGCGAGCATTGGCTGCTTAGTAGGCGGTTCGAATAACGCCAACAGTATCGCTTCAGCACGGTCGGGACTGCTAACGCCACGCCGCTTCATATCGGCTTTCGCTTCGATCTGTATGCGACCGCTGCTGTTTGATCGGTATGTGGGTGCCGTGAGTTGGGCAATCTCTTTCTTTCCGACCGCGAGGGAGAGTTCCTGCTTGCCCTCCTCGTCTGGCTGTAGGAGGGTCCGCATGTTCCACCACATTTCGGCACGCTGATTGGCGAACTTGTTATTGTCGTACGCGCGTTCGGCTACGTTCACGGCAACGATGTCAGCGTTATGGCGTGACTCTTTCCCCCACTCTGAGAGGAGTCCGGCGACTCCCCAGCCGACGCCGATGCTGTCGATCTTGACCCGCACTCTTTCCTGTATGCCGTGAAGCGCGTGGTATTCCTGCGCCTTGTGGATCTCGCTTAGTACGAGGCCAGCGACGGTGACCGCGTTATCGTTATGGCTGGATGTGTGTGTGATGTAGGCGCACATGCCGTCTGCGCGACCGATCACGAACTCGTCGCCACCGTCTGCCGCGACGTCGACCCCGATACGGACTCGCCCGATCTCATTCACTTCCGGCACGACGGCTGTTTCTAGCCAGTCAATCGGAAGCGTTACGTTGGTGGTGGTGCGTGGGAAGCGTGCGTGGACGCGTGCCTGAACGAACGGGGATTCCGCGCCGAACTCACGAATGACGTCGCTAACCCAGGCTTCATCGACAAGGTTCTTCGCCCATGGCCCGATTGCCTCTCCGGTGAAGTTCGGGGTCGAATAGGCGTCGATAGGGATGACGTTGTAGAGGTCGCTGTTGCAGGCTCGCTCGAACCACGATCCGACGTTATCTGTCGGAGGGTTACCGAGCAGTAGCAAGCGTGTGTGCCCACCAGTCATAAGTGCCTCTAATGCGTTACCGATGATCGGGCTGATGCCTCCCGCCTCATCCACCACGATCAAGAGGTTGTCTGAGTGAATACCCTGTACCGCTGTCTCGTTATGGTCTGCGGGGGAGAAGCCGTCTGCAACAACGATGTCGTTGATCTTCCACTCTGTTGTTAGTACCTCGCCGGGAAGATTGTGGGCTGTGTGAAGCCTGCGGATGTGGGGCCAGAGGATTCCCCGCACTTGGCGGAACGTGGTCGCTGTCGTCACGACACGGACCTTCTCGGCTGGGTGTACGGCGCACCACCAGGCGATAGCGCGTGCGGCGATGTGCGACTTGCCGGGAGCGTGGCAGGCAGGGACGGCTGTGCGCTTGTTATCGCGCACGGAGTTCAGGATCTCTACCTGTTTACTCCATACGCCTTCGCCGAGGCCATCGGTGACAAACGCAACAGGATCATTACGGTAGCGTGCCCATTTCGGGTCTACCCCTTCACGCAGTTCGTTCACTAACGCGAGCAGTCCCGCTTCGGACATACGTTCGAGCGCGGCTACCCGCTTCTCCGTTGGCGCGTCACGGAGGATCTGCTCAGGAGTCATCCTCGTCATCCGTGTCGTTGAATCCGAGCAGGCTGCTGATCTCTTCGATCAGTTCGTCTCGCGTTACCTCGACTTGGATCGGTCCTCTGTCTGGACCGGACAGTTCTGTGCGGATCTGCCTGCCGAAGTGCTGCGGCGCGGTCCTTTCAAGGAACCATCCTGCGGCCTGCCAGTTCGTTTGTGCCGCCTGCTGGATGATGCCAACGTTACGGACGATCGCCGCCGCCCGAGCGGTATCGACATCTTCGCTGAACCGTGCGTAACGCTCCTCGTTGTCGTCTAGTTCCTCACCGGCGTCGCGCCTCTCCCGTGCGGCGTCACCCTTCTTCAGCCAGTTGTAGAGCGTGGCCCGTGAGATTCCCGCATAGGTAGCAGCATGTTCGACGTAGTTTCCGAGACGCAGCGCACCGATGATGCGCTCGTGCGTGTCGTCCGTGAGCAGAAGCGCAGTTCGCTTCGGCATAACTCTCCTTCGTGAATGATGTTTAGGTGAGCATAACGCGGATCTTTAGAGATCGCCGCGTGCCACGCTAATCACATAAGTCGCCGAGAGCCACCTGTCGGGTCGCTCTTTCTGACCGTCTTCGTAGGTGAGCCAGTCGGTTCGGACGTAACGTGACTCGTCGCGCATCGCCATATCGTGCACAGCGTTAGCCGCGTCTTCCCGTCCCTTCCGGTACCCGTCTATTGCACCGCGTTGGTATGCCTCATCTACGAGGTCGTTGATCTCTGTCATGGTCTCCCTCTCGCCATGAAGTCTTTCAAGCATGTGCGGTTGCAGAAGTCCATGATCTCCCCTGCCCCGGTCATGATCCTCATGCTGCGTTCTGTGTCTGTTACGGGGTTGCGGCAGTTAGGGGCGTCGCACGTTAGCGAGGCCTCTTGCCTTGCCACTTCACAATGATTCCCCATAGGTAATCCGCAATCTCGTGGGAACCAACTCGTTCCGTTACAGGAGAGTGTATGGCGTATTGCGTTAGTTCCGCTAGTAACTCGTCGTAGGTTTCCTTCCGGCTCGCCGCGTATGCGCACATCCGGACGATGTCGTACTGCGACGGGTTACCGCTAGCGGATGCACTTGAAGGGGAAGGCATTGTAATAACGGATGTATGGGTTCCAGATCCAGTTCTGGTGCTGCCAGGAAGACCACGATCCATAATGCGAAGTATCCAGTCCACGACCATCACTCGTCAGCCCCCAAGGACGCCAGTAGGTTCCCTTATTGCTCATGTATTTGTAGACGATCTGTGACTGGCGGTATGGGTTGAGCATCGCAGCCCGTGACCACCACCTGTTACCCGAGTGCGCTGACGTCTGGATCTGCCAAATACCTAACGCTCCGCTGTACCACGGGCTGCTTTCGGAAAGGTTCTGGCCCTTGCTCTCGCGCATGACGATGCCGTAGGCGACCCGCAGATTGTTTCCCGTGAAACCAGCCTTCTGCAATACCTTCACGGTGCGGCAATCACCGGCCTGGGCCGCTGGTGCAAGAACGAACCAGCCGAACATGAAGCCAACTATTAGGGTCAGGATAAATATGCTGCGTTTCACTAGGTACTCCTCTTGGGTCGTCTGTGGCGGAGCGTAATGTGCGATCCCTCGGGCCATCCTTTCTTGCTCTTGTAGGCGATGAACTCTGGATATGTCTCGACTAGGTACTTGGCTTCCTGGATCTTGCGCGGCATACGCTCTTCTTTTGTGCCGCAACCTCCCGGCGTGTAACGTTTGCAGTCGGGGAGGATCCATTGGTTCACGACGACGACGCCGAACTCGCGCAGATTGAGCGCGCACCAGCAGTAGTCGTCCATAGTCTGGACGTTAGTGTCGAAGCGTAGGTGGGACTTGCGTAGCGCCCATGCCCTGCCGTCAGCGAGGATGTTCATGCCCCACTTGTTACGGCGGTATGGTGCGTTATCGACTCCAGCGAAACCGAGCAGATGCGAGCCGATGCGTGAGCAGTATCGGGCACCTTGTTCGCAGCGCAGGAGAAACTGCTTCATGCTGATCGGGTTCTTGAACCGCTTGGCGTACTCGTTCTGATTGGCGAGTGTGATGTCGAGGACTTCCTCGTAGGTCTCGTCGTATCCTGCTAGTTCCGATACTGACTTCAGATCGTCTACCAGGAAGACTGCCCATTCACCGTCTTCCATCAGGTCGAGTGCAGCGTTACGGTTGTATGCGAGTCCAGCAGGCTGATTTGTTACGACGAGGCGGTCCTCCCGTACTGTGCCGCCTTTGATGTGCCCTTCTCGCTGCTCTTCGGTATGCACCAGCACCGTATGGTCGATGCCCTCTGTTTCTAGCATCAGGCTTGTCGTCATACTGTCGTAACGGTTCGAGGCGAATACAAAGACCTTCACTTTGCCTTCACTTTCCTACCGGGGATGAAGTCGCTCTCACCGCGAATAGCGGAGGCGATTCCTTCTTCGCGCTCGGTGCGCTTCTCCTGGCCTCTCGCGGTTTCCATCGCGTAGGTGAAGCAGTCTTTCATGCCGCGAAGCGCATAGTAGACGACGCTGTAACGGTAGCCGTCTCGCTTGGTCTGCGTCATCGGCGTAACGCCGTGAACCAGGCCGTGCCCGTAGAAGTAGAGCGAGTAACCGTCGCGAGCGGAGCATACGATGTCGTACTCGGGGATATGGAGATATCCGCCAGTAACGCTGCGGCGCACGACTGGCATCGCGGACCATGTATCAAAGTTGAAGCCGTCGCGATGGTATGGCAGCGTGCTTGTCTTGTTGATAACGCCGCTAGTCCAGAGCGCTCCTTCTGCCATGCGCCAGTCGTCAGCGACCTCTTGGATTACGCGGGAGTCCCGTTCATGGATCTCTGGGAACACCTCCCGCATTTGATCTGCCAGCGTGTAGGCCATATTCACGATGACCGCGTGCGCTTCGGGATCTTCCTGCGACAGAGTCGTGGGTCGGCAAGACTCTCGTGACACCATCGGCTTGCGAGGAGACATACCGAATACGCGGGAAACGTTGATGACACCCTTCACTCCGCGCAGAGTGTGACCGTATTTGATGCGAAGGACGGCACGCCGAAGTTCAGCCACCTTCGCCCTGGGCAGCGGAAGGTACGCGAAGAGCGGTTCCCCCGTATCGGCGTCTCGAACGACGCACGCTTCCGTTACATTGGCTTCGATATCGGGGACCATTTCGCCGACGTACTTATCCGCGTCCTCTTTCGACATGACGCGCCGCATCGTCAGGTTTCTGTAATCTCCCAACTCGGGGCCTCCTCGTTCGTGTACTGCTCAATAAGATAGACGATCGCCTGACTGTTGCTCTCGAAGTCTCGTTCGATACGCAGTTTGCCGAGGCGCTCGGATACCCAAACGAACAGGTGACTCGGGTAGGCGACGACCAGTTGCCGCGTCGCTCTGTCAGCGTAACGCTCCAAGAGATCGCTGTACGTCGGCTTCAGATCAACGTTAGTCGGGTGTGTTATCTCCGGTTCAGTCTCCTCTAGGAGCGCACGAAGATCGTCGATCTCGTCATCTACGAAGCCTGATGCTTCGACCAGGCTTGGCTCTGACAGTTCAGCGAGAATGTCGAGCAGCGCTTGCTCATCCCACTCAGCCAGGTCGCTCGTCCGGTTATCCGCGACGGAGTATGCGGCGATTTGATCCGGTGTCCAGTTATCCGGTACGCGAGTGATTTCAATGTCGGTCCAGCCGAGCGCGGTCGCCGCTTGTAGCGTTCCGTTACCGGCGATCACCGTATCCTGCCAGACGACGAGGGGCTTTCGCTGCCCGAACTCAGTCAGAGACTTCTGGATTGTTTCGATGTTGCGCTTGTTGTGCTGGCGTGCGTTAGCCGGATCGGGCTTCAGGGTGTCAATCTTGATCTTCTCGATCTTCACGGCTGTCCCTTCCGAGAGGCGGCGAGAGCCTCAACATCGGAGCGCCGGAAGATTGTCCTGCGTCCGGCCTTGCCGACAGGAGTAAGTTGCTTCTTGTGGACGATTTGGCGGAGATTGTTCGGCGTCACGCCAAGCATCCCCGCAGCAAGGAGACTATCTACCGTATCGCTGACAACGATGGTCGGCGGCGCTGGCGGCTCGGGGAAACTACTCGCCCCAACAGTCACGAAAGCGTTAGTCGGAAACTCATTCATCACCAGGGATCTCCTTGGTCGTCGTTCTGCTTGTTGTTAGTTGGCTTGTCCAGCGGCTTCGGGATGACACCGATCGCCTCTGCTGTCACTTCGGGGATCGAACGCTTCACACCGTCTTTCTCGAACGATGTCATTTCCAGAGTGCCTCCGACGATCACTCGCATGTCTGCGCGTATGTGTTCGGCTGCTGCCTCGGCTGCCTGACGCCAGAGCGCGACGCGGTACCACGACGGCTCACCCTTTCCCCACTCGCCGTTCTTCTTCTTCCGTGGCGTGACCTTCACCGTGAGGTTACATACGGCATCTCCGTTGGGCATGATCCGCACCTCGGGGTCTTTCTGAACGTATCCCACGAACCAAAGTGTTGCTTCACCAGCCATTATTATTTTCCTCTACTATCTGGTAATCGCCGTCGTTTGTGAGTAGCGCCCGACTGCCGTTAGGTAGCGTGACGGGTATCTCGGCGGGATCGTCCCAGGAATGAACGAGCCAGCCGTTCTCGTAACTGTCACGAGGGTTCTGATGTACGGAGCCGGGAGCGATGTTGTGGCAGGGTGAACATAACGCGATGAGGTTAGTGAGTTCGTCTTTGCCTCCGTGTTTACGCAGTTTCCTGTGATGCACGGCGACAGGATCTCTTAACGGTTTGCCGCATTTCACGCAGTGGCGGTCGCGTGTGAATACCGCACCCCTCAGTACCGGATCCATTACCGTCACTTACCCCTATCAAGGAGCCAGAAGAGAGGCACGAACAAGAGCCTGTCAACTAGGACGATCAAACATTCCCTCATCACGGTTTCCCTCTATCACGAACACCGCTCCCGGTGCCCCAGCGTTACGATACTAGGTCGTCCTGCCAATGCGTTACGGTCTGCGGTCGCATGAGCCCGTACTGAACATGGAACAGGCGGTCGTGTATCGCCTTCTGTGTGCGTCCGTATTTCCGCGCGAGGCCGAGCATCGTCATACCGCCCTCGAAGTCGGCGACGACGCTACGCTTCTCTTCCGCGCTCCACGGGCGACCCGCTTTCATCGCGTCTTGTCGCCGCTTCTTCTTCTTAGCAGGCTTCTTCTGCGGCGTCTTGCCGTTAGCGTTCTCGCGAATGAAGTCCTGGTACGTCGCCCAGGCTTGTAAGAACTCCTTGAATGTCGGCTGCTGCATCTTGCCTTTCCCCTTCTATGACGAATACCGCTCCCGGTGCCCCATACACTTTCCTCGCCGTTAGCGTGACCACCTGTGCGTCGTCAGCAAACGCCGCGCCAGTCAAACCATCTAACGCTGCTCGCGCTAGTTTGTCTACGTCCGGCCTAACGTGCGGCAAGGCTCGCGGCGCACTACGCGGCGACAGGAGCCTGAACGTCACATCGACCGTAACTGGTCCCTCTAACGGTTCCATAATGGCACGGCACGCTTCGTTGATAGCGTTACGCCACGCCGTTAGTTCCTTCGATTTTTGATGCACGATGCGACCGCGAAAGACGCTCATACTGCCTTGCGTGATCGGGGTGCCAGCGAGCGAGAAACTGTAACTCGCCGCAGCCATTCTCTAATGTTACGTTATCCTGCGCGGCGTATCAAGATGCTGCATGTAACGCAACTGCGTGTGTGATGCACCCAGCCACCGCATCCTGGGCACCGGGAGACAGGGCTACTCATCGTGGCTCAAATGCCGATGCCGGATGACGCTGAAGTCGCTGTCGGTTCTGCCACCGGGTGGCCCGACCTTAGCGAGAACATGCGCGAGACTGCTGCGACAAACAGGGCAGGGACTCGTCTCATATTCGCTATCGAACCAGCCCTTGAAGCAAGGCTCGGTGTGCGTGCACAGGCATCCCGTCCTGCCGCAATGCCGCTCCGGTGCGTGCTGCTCCTGAGCGATGCGCGCTTCCGCCGCTATGCGCCTCGCCTGCTTCCACGCATTTACGAGGACGGCTGGCGTCATCATCGCATCGACCAGGCTGTAATGCTTCTTGATCTGGTCCTTTGCGAACTGCACCGTCATGCCCGGTGCGCCCTGCTCCAAGACTTCCTGCCACGCGTACACCTTCGCCTCGTTCGGGGAGTGCCTGCCGTCTAGTTCGTTCGCGTAGATCAGCAGCCCCAGGATCTCATCGTCCTTCATGGCCAATCACATCCTTCCCCCACCGCGCACAAGCGGAAGTCCTGATACTGCCTTGTCTCACAAATGAACTGATCTTCTCCGCAGCACTCCGCGATGATCTTTTCGCAGGAGTCTCCGCAGATACATTCCTGAAATCTTATCTGCGTCATGATTGAATACCCCTTTTCGTTTGTTGGATTCTTGCGTGTATGTCGGCGTACTGGTCCATCCTCCGCTGGCCCCCGACCTTCTGCTGGGAACGTGCTGGCAGCGGGTCGTCCTCCCATCTTCCCTGTCTCAGCCAAGTCGTCGGATGCGCCGTGAACTGATCTTCCCTGTTCGGATCTGCGGCGTAACGTTTGGCGGCTGCCAGGATGACTTCTGGGTCGGCCTGCTGGATGGCTTGCTGGTAGGCGTCCCGAGCCGCCTTCTTGCCTACCCTTCGAGGGTAGGCCTGCCAGAACGCTTCGAAGGAGGCTCCCTGAAGCAATCTGAGCGCCTTTCCAGCCTCGGGGTTAGCCCCGTTAGGGGTCACCCCTGCTGGGGCTTCTGCTTGCTTCCCTTCGGGCAGAGCGATCACGAGGTCTAGATCTTGATCTTGGGTTTGTGATCTTAGGTGGGTCTGAGTTAGTGCATCGGTTTTGATGCAAGCCTGGATCATTTCCGACCCTAGCCCTTGGCTCAATTTGATCCTAGGGTGCCAATGAACGCGATACAAGGATGTCAGCCAACGATCATCAGGACCGCGACGCTGACTCACCGTGATCGCCCCTGCCGATATGAGTTGTTTCCTGGCGCGGTCCAGAGTTGGAACCCCGACACCAAGCAGACTTGCAAGTTTCTGCCGCGACGGGAAGCAGTCCCCCTTCGCGTCTGCGTATTTCCGCAGAAGCAGATACAGGCGGACCGCTAACGCACTCAGATCTGGACTCAGCAGAATCCAGTGCGGAACCATCTCGAATGGTCCCCGTTCCACTTCGACTGTGCTATCGTCGTTCACGCGAATACCCTTTCGTTAGAGTGAGCCACCCGGTATCCCCCCGAGCCGGGTGGCTCACTCGTTTGTTGCGAGCCATGCGCGACCCTCGTTGGTGATGCGTAGGACGCGCTGGAATCTACCGGATGATCCGCGCCGAGTGATCTCGTTGCCGTTTACTATCGCTACTTCGATCAACCCTGAGTTGAGCAGATCGCTGACGCGCTTGCTCGCTGCCCAAGGATCAACCTCGGCAGCGGTAGCGGCTTCTTCCGCCGTCGCGTTCTTGTGCCCGAATGCAGTCAGCAGAACGCGCAGCATCGACTCCCGGCTAAGGCTGCGCGCGGCAGCCTTGCTTGTCGCCGGATCGCTACCCCGCGCTAGTGCCTTGGGCTTCGGTGCCTTATCGGTGAGCCATCCGCGCTCGCGGTCAAGTTCACACACCTGACAGGCATCTCCGCCGCAGGCATGTGGCCGCGTATCGACGCTCGAAGTTATGCTGTCGAACAGGCCGGTCATCCTGCGCTCGGACATCCCACATCTCCCGTCGCGTCGTAGTATTGGCAGTAGTCTCGGCAGAATCGCTTCGGCATCTCAGGCTCCGGGATGACATCGAGATTGTTCTCGATCTGCGCCAGCCACAGGAGACCCTTAACCGCCATATCTATGTCGTATGGCTCGCTGTGGATCTTGATGTCGAGTTCGTTCCCGTCGCGGGGAAGCCCGACGAGAGTGACCGTATCGACGCGCCGACCCGTGTTCTCCAGCAGATACCCGTAGATCTGCACCTGAGTGCGCTGCTGCGATGAAGGAAACGCCGACGCCTTCTTCTTCGTGATCGTCTTCCAGTCAACAACCTCGAACTCCTGAGTGTCGTAGCAGTCAACGTGACCGCGCATACCGTCGTACTCAACCTCCACTTCCAGTAGGTAGCGCGGATTGAAAGGATCATCCTTCCGCTTCATGTTCTTTTCGATAGCGGAATGGATCGCGGTCCCCATCCAAGCCGCCATGCCAAGCGTGTCCTCGTTCGTTGGCTGAGAGCCAAGGAGACGATGCCAGACACGACGCCGACACCCGCCTACCTCGCTCGGGCCTACCGCCTTCTGCAGCGATCTCTTGCTTCCCTTGTCGTTAACGAGCGACATCACGAACTCTTTATCCATGACATACCCTTCCGCTAGTTGTTATTTGTCATGTGTGTAGCCGAGCCAGTAGCCGATGGCTAGCGCGAATAACGTGACTACGACGTCGGCGATACCCATGCTCAGGCCATTTCCATCGCGGCGCGTACGGCAGTACCAACGCTACGAGCGATGTCGATCTGCACCTTGATCCGGTTTACGTTAGCGCGAGCAACCTTCACGAGCGCGTCAGCCTTGCAGAAAGCAACGTACTCCAACTCACATAAGATCAAAGCCTCGTCTTCGATCTCCTGCACCGTCATCTTTCTGCCAGATTCGTTAGATCGGGCGCGAACGGAGAAGCGAGTCTTGGCTACTTCCAAATCCCAGTCCGGTTTCGCTTTCCCGTAATCGTTCTCTGCTGTTTCGAGTTGCTTATGCGCCTCATCTAGTTCCCTACTGAGAGAGATGAGTTTGCTTTCAACGTCAGCAGGCGTCACTAACTTGTTCATGCCGATACCCTCCTAGGCCAGTAGTACGGAAGATCGTCGGGCACATCGGGCCAGATAGGTCCGTAGTGTTCCGGCATCTTGCGGATGAGGTTGCTGCGGTGGCTGCGGATTAGATCGTGCGCGGACTTACCCAGCAGCCAGTCGGGGACCGCCGCAGCCGTATCTGGTTTTTGCAGATTGAACTGCATGAGTAGCGTGTCCTTGTATCCGCGTGAACGCCACTCGCGGCAGACGGCGATACCGTACAGAACAAGTGACTCTTCGTATCCTGCCCACATCTTCACGGCGGGATGATTCCGCCAACCATCGGTAATCCCGACGAGCGTGCGGTAGATCTGCCACGCTTCGACCCGCTGCTTCCCGAGACGCTGCCGGTCTAGTGCAAACGCAGACATCACATAGTCTGCGCCGTACGGTAGGAATGTTTGCATAGCGATACCCTCTTTTCCGGTTAGTCGGCGATGCCGTCGATGATTTCGAGCCGGTCAAGGATGATTTGCCGCAGAGTCGCCCCGGCATCCCCACTTGATACGGGATCGTCGATACAACCCGCATCAGTAGCGGTGTCCCAAATGGCTTTCAACTCCTCGCGGTCCAGAGAGACAGAGGCAACCTCTACCCATGGGGCCAGGATCGCCTGCCTAGCCGTGTCCGTCTTCGCCCTGACTGGCTCCGCAACGTCTTCCCAGTCCACCGGAGGGACGAGCGTAGCCTTCACGACGTCGTTCCGGTTCCCGTTGTCGTACAGAGACAGGCCGAACTGCGTGCCTAGGTTGATCGCGGCACGCTTCAGAGCATCAGACTCGGCGGTCTTGACCGCCATATCGTGGGCCTCTCCCCGTTGCGGCAGAGTAGCCGACCCGACTGCGGCCTCGGTGTAGGTAGTGTCGCCAAGGAAGTCCCCCTGCGCGTCGATACGCAGCCGCATGATGACCTTGTATCCGACGTTCCATCGACCCTTCTCGTCCTTGTCTTCGAACATCAGGTCCGCAGAAAGGACATCGGCTGACCATCCCCCGAATCCGAAGATACGGATGAGATGAGCCTTTACATCCCACGCCTCCAAGTAGGAGAGGCTGATGCCTGACTGGTTGCGTTGTGCGATGCGAGATGCGTTGAGTGGCTTCAGCAGTTGCGCGTACTGCTCTGTCGTAAGTTTCATTTCCCCTCATTCCCTAGTTAGTGCCAGCCGAAGATACGGTCAAGCACCTTGTTCATGGCTTCGTATGTGTCATCATCCGGTTCATCGACCCCGAGATCGGAGAGTTCGAACGCGCTGAGTCCGTGATGACGGAGGTGATCTGCTGCGCGAGACTTAATTGCTCGCACTCCGATGGACTGCCACGCCGTTCCCGCCTGCAGGCACTCAATGATCGCTGCCTGCGTATGTGCGCTCTGCGGGTCTAGCATGAACGTGATTGTCACTTGCCGTTCGTTACGCCGCGCCATGACATCACCCTTCCTTCGTTCGGTGACCGGCAAGCGGTCGCCATGCGTTGAGTGTGCTGAACTTCCAGACAGGCGTGCGGCCCACCTGGATATCGGGCGGAGGCATCTGGCCTCGCGCCTTGTATGAAGTGATCGTCTTCTCCGTGATCCCATAGGCACGGGCGATATCACTAATCGTGAAGAACTCCTCGCTCACAGTCTCTCCTTATGCGCGTGCTTGCAGTTCTGGATGAAGTTGACTACCTCATCCGGGGTCTGGGCCAGGATCTCGTCAAGCATCACCGGCTCTGGCGGCTCGTTTCGCTCACGCGATCCCGGCTTAGTGCGCCAATGCGAAGCGACGTAACCCTCTCCTAGCCGAGCGACCTCACACCACTCATCGCTGCCGGGGAGGAGAAGTTCAAGGCTGCACACAACGCGCTTGCCCGATCCCTCCTCTGTTGCCCAGCCCCAGTTCATGCCTTCGTCGTTCAGGCTCTTGGTGACTGGTGCGTAGAATCGCCACGCGGCGGCAGCGAGATCGCGTTCTACTGCATCGTAACGATCAGGCCACCAGCAGGACGGGCAGATGCAGTCATCGCTGCAACGATCTGACTCGTGGCAGGATACGCAGTCGAGCCCTAGGTCTAGCGTCAGGTTCATTCCCATCAGAAAACCTCCTCTTGTTCCATCGCTGACTCGCAGAGATTGCAGCCGAACCACCAGCGCGGGTACGTCACGAGATCCTGCCGCGACATATCGCACCAGCGGCACATCCCAAACTCATCGAACACCGGGGATGCGGAATCGCTCTTGATGTATTCCAGGGCCGCGCTGAGCGACGGCTCAGTACGAAGCGGCGAGTAATACAACGTCCCGTACTTATGGACGCGGATACTGAACAGCGGAACGTCGGCATCCCCTGGCTGAAGCCACGGGCTGCGCTCTATGTAAACCGTGTAACGCTGGTCGCTGCACTCCCAGCGGTCCTCGCTCACTCGTCGTAGTTCCATGCGAATACCCTTCTCTCGTAGGCTAACGATCGCTAGCCAAGGCGAGGCAGGAGGGAAAGGGAAGGAACCCTCCTGCCTCACGTTGGTGAGCGATCAGGCAGACAGCAGCGCGTACGCCTTCTGCTTGATCGGTTCGACAGCACCCAGGAAGACACGCTCGGCGCGCGCAACATCGGCGTCACGCTTGCCTGCCTTCACGGGCTTCACCCAGTCAGCCCACTCCGTGATCGCGTTGAACGCTGCCCAGCGGGTACCGGCGACGTTCTGCTGGGTCGGGGCGAGCCAAAGACCGGCAACTTGCTCGCGAGTCTCCTCAACGCGCATCATCTGAAGGCTGCTCATGTCCTTCTGCATCGGGAACAAAGCCTCTGTGAACGTGTCGAACTCGCGGCGAGACATCTCACTAGCAACGAGTTCATTGACAGCGGCCTGGAAAGCGTCGGCGTAATCCACAACGAGGCCCATCGCCTCGCGTGCCTGCTGAATCTTGCCGCGAATGTTGGCGGTGTGCTTCATAGACCACTTGCTGACCGCGCTTTGAAGCCCGAACTGGACCGTGTTGGCGCAGACGGGACGCACCGCAGTAACGAAAGCGGTGAAAGCCTTGCTCCCGTCGTGGCTAGTGGAGCAGACAAGGTACAGATCAACGGTGTCCTGGCCTCCGGCGATGCTGATGTGCTGCGGCATCTTCATCGAAACGAACACCTGAGTCCCGCCACGCAAAGATCCGGCTGTCTCAAAGACCGCACCGGACTCATCGACCAGGTTGTTAAGGAAGTCGAACGCCTCCTTGTTCTGGATGACCGTGTACTGCTTGCCAACGACGCCGAGACCCTGCACTCCCAACTTCGGGTGGTCGCGGTAAGTCATGTAGCGGTCGGGTGCGCTGACAATCACGACACCGTTGTCGGTTAGAACCGGGGTCTGGACCGGATCGTCGGACTTGATGACGTCCCAATCCAACTGCGCGAGCCGCAGAGCATCCTCTACGTTCTGCGCGCCATCGGTGATTGTGCCCAACTGGTGCCAAGGAACCTCGCGGTTGGAGAAGAACGCGGCACTACCGTCTTCGAATGTCTCTACTGCGTGCATTGGAATACCCTTCCGGTTAGGTCTGACGATCTCGTCAGCGGCACTATTCAGTACCGGACCCCTCTCGGGGTTTCGATCTAGTCAGTTGAAGACGTAGACAGTCCCGTCGCCGTAGTCGTCATCGTCATCTTCGGGATCGCTGATCGCGAACTCGCCGTGGTAGTGACTCCACTTAACGGGCATCAACTCCACGTTGTCGGGGATGAAGCGGTAGGCGATACGAGTGCCCCAATGGTCTGCGCTCGCTGCGCTGAACATGATCTGCTTGTCTGGGTCCAGCGCTTGTAGTTGCTCAATCAACTCACCTACCGTGAGCGACTTGCCCTTGATCTCTGTAACTGTTGCCATTACTGCATACCTCCTTCGATCCATCCGGCGACACCCATCAGGGCGATGAGTGCCAGGGTTGCGAGTGTGGCGAGAACGATCTCGCCGCGCGCCGTGAGTTTCATGCGATTACCTCCACCTTTAGGACGCTGTCGCGGTACGAGGTACTGATTTCACGGTGATGGATACGCGCCGAGTAGTAAAACCGACCGCGCACTAGGCGTGCCGTATCGGTATCCGTGATCTCCCATGACGCCGTAGTGCCATCCTGGCTGCACACGACGCTATCTATTTGCGCGTTAGTGACTGGCAGTCTGTCGCACTTGCACTTATTCACTTTGCCTCCCCCTCGTTCGGAGTGATCGGTGCGCCGAGCCATTCCTCTACTGCCTTGATGTGGAACAACTCGGGCGCGTTACTCATCTGCTTTACTTCGATCGGCTGAAGCGGATCCCAACCGATTGCTTCCATCTCGTTCAGCATGTTCCTGAGCGAGAAGATCGTCGGGCGACAAAGGATGTAACCCGTCTGCAATCCTTCAACCATGCGCTTCCCCTTCTGTTAGCCTGTCTCATCAGGCACAGGCGGCTATCCCTGTGCGACCCCGCGAACGGGGTTTCGACTAGAACGGCGGAGTGAGCGACTGCTCCTTGGCAGACTCCCATCCGGCGTCCCAACCCTTCGACCAACCGCGATCGAACTCAGCAAACTCGGCGTCCCAGATGAGTTCGCGGATCTTCTGGACGTCATCCTTGCTAACGCCCAATTCGCGGAAGTAGTGGATGAGCGCGTGGTACATGACGCGGCTCTCGTTCGAGGCACCCTGCGTCGGGTACTGCTCGACGAACCGCCAGGCACCAGCGATAGCCATGTCGATCGTCTCGGGTAGTGGCGTGCGTGTTTCTGTCATTGGCTTCCCTTTCGTCTCGCCTGTCTCTTCAGCGCCAGGAGGCGAACCCTGACGGACCCCTCACGGGGTTTCGACTAATCGCGCGTCGCGTAGATACGGATGACGCGGCGCTCGCCGTACTCGTTCTCGGTGCCGTACTCGTAGGACCAGATCTCCGTGTCTCCGTGGTGGTCGATCTCGACTGCCTCGGGGTTAGTAGCGAGTGCCTTCAGTACCTTGTTGAGCCGGATCTTGACGGTGCGGTCGCTCTTAGGCGTGTAATGATTGACGTCGGCGTGCTCTGGCGCGGCGTAGGTGCCGCCACAGCCGCAGGCGCACCCGGTCTTACCGCAGTACGTCTTCTCGATGTTCTTGAATGAGATACCGATGGTGGTCATTGTGCTTCCCTTTCGTCACACCTGTCTCGTCAGCACGGGTCGGTGAGTTCCCGTGGACCCCTCTCGGGGTTTCGACTATTCGGCACCGCACTCACAGCCGCGCTTGTTGCAGCGGTTGGGCGCGGCCTGCCGGAAGACCCGCTCGCCGCAGAGTGAGCAGCAAGTCATCGCGGCGATGCAGGACTTCTGTTCAGTCGGGCAAGTGATGACCCGCACCCATGCCCCGTACTCGTTGCGGTACTCAAAGTCCAGCGTATGAAGGCTTGTCGCGGTCATCATGCCGTCACCGCCTGGTTCGTCTCGGGACAGATCAGAGCCGCATATCCCTTCGCTGCGCGCAGCGTTGAGAACGGCTGCCCCAGGGACTGCTCTCGCCAGTAGCCGCGACCGTCGCGGTACTGCGAAACGAGTGCGTAGCGGGGGCGATCCCAGAGATGGTCAATGCGAATGACGAGCATCTCGCCGCTGTCGCGGGAGAACTCGTAGCGGTACTCGAAGCCGTTCTTAACCCACTTGTCCATCGTTCTTCCCTTTCGTTGTTCGCCTGTCTCGTCAGGTGCGGTAGGCGATTCCCGCACGACCGCCTCTCGGCGGTTTCGACTAACGCTTGATCGTGGAGGTCTTACCATCGGGCCACTCCACCAGGAGCGGACGCTCCGCATAAAGTGAGCGCACCAGCGTGAGCGTTTCGGCCTTGCTGCTGTACCCACCAGGGGTTGCGGCAGCGATACGACCATCAGGCATCGTGACCAAACGCTCGGGAAGGTTGTAGTACCAGCGGACCCCGCGCTGCTCGGAGTAGCCTCCGAGCGAGCGGATGCCTGCACGCGTAACCTTGATTGTTGTCATTGTTCTTCCCTTTCGTCATTGACCTGTCTCATCAGGCGCAGTAGGTCAGTTCTGCGCGACCGCCTCTCGGCGGTTTCGACTTACTCCCAGGTGGCGCTCTCGGTGATCCTTCCGTCAGACATCCCGAAGGAGTTCTGAAGACCGATGCGGATCGCGTGGAACTTCTCGCCGTCAGCCTTCGAGAAGTCGTTACGGCGCTCGGTACGGAACTCCATCTGAATCTCGTCACCCTTATCGGCGATCGCCGAAGCAAGGTCACGGATCAGGCAGGCAGCCTCCGACTTGCTCATCGTGAACCAGCAGACGTTACGGTCATTCATCGGCGTGTGCGTCGTGGTCATTGTGTTTCCTTCCCTTTCGCCTGTCTCATCAGCACCGGGGGGCGAGTTCCGGTGGACCCCTCACGGGGTTTCGACGGGTGCTACCAGCCGTACTTGCGCTTGATGTTTCCGACCGTTGCCTCTCGGTCAAGGAACGGACGCTGCGACGCTTCGAGGCACTTGCCGTACCACTCAGCGGCAGTAGCGAGGTGCCTTGCGGCGTCGTAGGCAGACATCTGCGAGTAACGACTCTCGGGGTCTTCCAGGCCTTCGCGCATCTTGCGCGCATAGGCGAGGTAGCCCTTGGTCATCTCTCGGCGACTCGCTTGGACGAGCCGATCCATCTCGTCGTCGTGAATAACGCTCGAAACCTTCAGGCTCCGCTCGTAGTAGTCAACGACCTGGAAGATGATCAGCGCAACGTCGTCAATACGAATAACGCCGAGGTCAATAACCTTGGTCTGCATTGGCTTCCCTTTCGTTTCGCGTGTCTCTTCAGCGTTAGGACGCGACCCCTAACGGACCCTCCTACCAGTAACGGCAGGAGGGTTTCGACTGGGAAGTCAACTGAACGCTCGGGGTTACTTCCGGCTCGTCTGTCCTCGCGTCGCCCCTGCCGCTCGCTCTAGCGTTTGCACGGTGATCGCATCGCAACGATGGGGGTGGCGAAGAAGGTCCCTTCCGGTTCTCCCTCTGCACGGATCGGGCTGGTTCACTAGGCGGTTCCGGTCGCGACGCGCGATCACTTGTCTCGGTGATCTTGCGGTTAGTGGCTCTTCTACGCTCACCCATTCGCCGGAGGCGGTGCCCCGATCCGCTCTTCAGTTATGCCCCTATCTTACCGTGTCAGACGGTAGATGGTGGTATTTCCCGAAAAGTTGTTTGAGGGCAATTTGAGCCCCCATCCCTGTCCCCTACCCCGGTGTCCCCTTAAGGGGGGATAACCCCTCAGATTGCTTCTGAGGGCCTTCCAGCCTGACCGAGGCCGGGAGCCTGACCGGGAGGCTCTGGCGCGTGTAGAATGGTCCCAGCAACGTGTCCACCCGTGACCCCGCTTCCGCCGTGGCTCATGTGGCCCCAGGGATGCCGGGGTTGCCGCGCGTCCATGGGAGCGGAATGGCGACCTATCGGGTCCTCGTAGGAATCGACTACGCAGGCAATCGTGCCGAACCGGGCACCGTCGTCAGCGACCTACCCGCCAGTAGCGTTACTTGGCTCCTCGCGCAGAACATCATCGAAGCCGCAGATAACGCTTCAGACGACAAGCCTGTAACACCAAAGACTACTGCTGCGCGTGAGCCTAAGTCTCCCAGCAAGGGAGGCGAATGATGCCCACATTTCGTCACGGTAAGCGCACCGTCGTTCTGCTGAACGGGACCGATATGTCTCCGTTCTTGAACGAGGCTACGCAGACCCAGGAGATCGAAACTGCGGAGACCACTACCTTCGCAGATTCGGACAAGACGTACATCACCGGCCTCGGCGACGGGACGATCTCCACGAGCGGACTATTCGACGGAACCGCTAACGCTTCTAACGATGTCCTCAGCGGCGCTATCGGGCAGGAAGATAACACCTTCACGGTGCTGCCCGAAGGCGCTACCGCAGGCGCGAGAAGCATCATCGCTAACGGCCAGTTGACCTCCTACGAGGTGTCCTCTCCGGTGGGTGATGTTGTCGCTATCTCAGCAGAAGTTCAGGCCGATGGAGGACTGTTCTCCGGTCGCGCTCTGAACGCTCTCACCAACACGGGAACGTCGGCATCGCTGACCGGCATTAACGACGGCTCATCGACCAGCGGTGGGGGCCTCTTTAACCTTCACGTTACGGAGAACACGCGCGACGGCGCGGCTACCGTCAAGGTCCAGCACTCAGCAGATAACGCAACCTGGGTGGACCTCGTCACATTCTCTTCCGTCAGCGCCAGCAGCACGGCGGGAGAGAGCATCACCAGCACGGGCACGGTGAATCAGTATCTCCGTGCAGCACACACCCTCGCCGGATCGTCCGGCTCCATCACCTATCACGTTTCGGCAGCAAGGAGATAACTGTGCCTACCTTCAAGCATGGCAAGAACGCCCAGTTCCGCCTGGATGGAACCGCTGGTTCCCTGGTGAACATCAGCGACACCCTCAATGAGATCAGTATGCCCCGCGAGATTGAGACTGCGGAGACGACTGCTTTCGGTCAGAACGACAAGACCTACATCACGGGCCTCGGCGACGCCACCATTTCCCTCTCGGGAATGTTCGACGCGACCGTCGACACGCTGATTGCAGGCGATATCGCGAACCTGAAGTCGGGTTCGGTGTCGAGCCTTTCGTTCGAGTACGGTCCCTCTGGCTCCGCATCGGCCCAGCCGAAGTTCACGGGCGAGGCTCTCATCACTTCCTACGAGGTTTCCTCACCGGTCGGCGATGTCGTCACCTATTCGCTCGAACTTCAGGTCACAGGCAGCGTTACCGGCACCACGTTCTGACGCACGGTTCAGTAACTTTCCACGTTCCCGTGTGGACCAACCAAAGGAGTAACGGTAATGGCTAGTTTGCGTGACAAGATTTTCGCCGCTGAGGACATCCCGACCGAGGTTGTGGGTATTCCTGAGTGGGGAGTCGATGTTCTCGTTCGTGGCATGAGCGCAGGCGACCGCATCACGCTGATGCAGAACGCTTTCGACCAGAACACGCAGCAAGTGAACATGAGCATCGTCTATCCGGACGTTGTCGTGTCGTGCACCTTCGACCCGGAGAGCAACGAGCCGGTGTTCACGACCGCAGACAAGGACGCGATCCTGGCAAAGTCCAGCGCAGCAGTCGAGAGGCTGGCTAACGTCGGGCTTCGCCTGTCCGGTATCGGCAAGGATGAGCAGGACGCGGCGGGAAAAGATTCCTCCAAGTCCCAGAAAGACGATTCATCTTCGAAATAGCGCAACGGTTGGGGAGGACGGTGGATGAACTCCTACTTGGAGGCCCAGGCCACCGTCCTCTCACTTCCGCAGAACTAACGGAGTGGATCGCGCTAGAGCATTTGCGGGTCTGGGAGCAGGAACAGGCCTCGAAGAAGAAGAGGTGAACTCATGGCGGTAGCAACAGAGGTTGTCGCCCGGTTCACAGCCGACATCAGCGATGTCCAGTCGAAGATGTCGATGGCGCGTGGCGCTTTCGCGACCGTAGGCGAAGCGGCATCGTTCTCCAGCAAGCGTATTGCCGAGGTCGGCAACGCTATGGCCGATGTCGGCAAGAAGATGACGGTCGGCATCACCCTCCCCCTGGGTGGTGTAGCGGCTGCCGCAAGTACCGCAGCGATCTCGTTCGAAGCCAGCATGAACAAGATCATCGGCCTGGTCGGTATCGCGTCTGATGAGGTCGCCCGAATGGGCACCGAAGTCACCGGTATGGCTGGTCAGATCGGCAAGTCACCTGACGAACTCGCTGCTGGCTTGTTCGTTGTGACCTCCGCAGGCCTGCGCGGGTCTGACGCGATGGCGACACTCGCTAACTCCGCTAAGGCTGGTGCCGCTGGCCTCGGCGAAACGAACGATATCGCTCGCGCTGTCGCTGGCGCGCTCTCCGCTTACGGCACAGAAGTCCTGAGCGCATCTGAAGCAACAGACGCTATCGTCGCTACGGCTCGCGCCGGTAACTTCGAAACGAGTCAATTCGCTGCTGCGATCGGGCGCGTGCTGCCGTTCGCGAAGCAGGCCGGGGCATCCTTCCAGGAAATGGGTGGCGCGGTAGCGCTCCTGACGCGCGTAAACGGTGACGCCGCACAATCAGTCACGCAGATCCAGGCATTGTTCCGCGCTTTCGTCGTCCCAACCGAGGAAGCGAAGACCGCACTTGATGAAGTAGGCATGAGTGCGGAGGATCTACGCGATTCGATTGCCGCTAAGGGGCTACCCGCTACGCTGCAAATGCTGGATAAGGCGCTCGGCGGCAACCGGGAGCAGTTGGGTAGGCTGCTGGGATCGTCGGAAGCGGCATCTGCGGCGTTCCAAATCCTTGATTCGGACGCTGCCACGATCGAAGCGACCTTCGGCGGGGTGCGCGCGAGCGCTGGCATGACCGCTGAAGCCTTCAATGCCGTCGCGCAGACGACTCAGTTCCAAATGAATCAGGCGATGGCCCAGTTGAAGGCCACCCTCATCGACCTTGGGAACCAGTTCCTACCGATTATCAAGACTGTCGTTGACTTCATGCAGGCGAATCTGAAGGCGTTCAGTTCCCTACCGGGTCCGATCAAGACTGTCATCACGGCATTCGCTGGGATTCTCGCCGTCGTCGGCCCATTGCTGTTCATTGTGGGTAAGTTGATCGTCGTCTTCTCCGGTCTTCTGTCAATTATGCTGAAGATGCGCGCTGTCGGGGCGCTACGGCTGGCGTTCGCTCAGTTGCGCGGCGAGATGGCCGCTACGCGAGCCAGTCTGAAGCAGACACAGTCCTCTATCGGGATGATAGCGACAGCAGCAAATACGGCTAAGGTGACGGTTGTCGCTTCCTTTAAGGCGATTGGCGTTGCCGCGAAGGGTCTGCTCGCAAGTCTCGGGCCGATCGGTCTCGCGATGATCGCTGTCGGTGCGGCTTTCGAGATCTTCGTCGGGAAGGCGGCAGGCACCGAGCATCATCTGGCTAATCTTCGTGACGAGATTGACCTGACGACGGGGAAGATGAGCGAAGCGGCAAAGATCTTTATCGCTTCAGAACTCCGGCACAACATCAGCCAAGAGGATTTGGCGATGCTGGATAACTATGGCATCTCAATCTCTGGCTTCATCGCCGCGCTGGAGCAAGGTGGACCCGCTCTGGATGCCTACCGCGAGAAGATCACGGCGATGCAGGAGGCACAGAAGGCGACAGGTGGGTTCGTTGTTGATGGCTTCCTGAACGTCGGGACCGTAAACTCGATCAATACGATCGTCGAGAATCTTGACGGGATGATCGACCAGTACGGTAATGCGAAGTTGGCTGCGGCGGACCTCGCAGCGGCACAGGTTGATGGCGCTGTCGCCGCTGCCGACGCGCAACGCGGACTTATGGCTACGCATCGCGCAGCCGCGCAGGAGAAGCGCGCCGCAGACAAGAGCATGACGGACTCGCAGAAGGCTCTTGATGCCGCTCTGAACGCTGGCGTGGAGGCGGTCGAGGGCTTGCAGAAGGCTTTCGAGAAGATGAACGAGGTTATTTCCCAGGAAGCCTCGCGCGATTCCGCAATCCAGAGCATCAAGGATCTCAATGCGACGCTGGAAGAGAACGGCAACGCGCTAAAGGGAACCTCCGACGCCGCTATGTCTAACCGTTCCGCGATCCGGGATGCGGCACAAGGCTGGATTGACTACGCCGCCGCAGCGAAAGACCCGGAGGAAGCGCAGAAGCGACTCGCCAAGGGGCAGGATGAGATTCGGGCAGCGCTGAAGAAGCAGGGTATCAAGCCTGAGCAGTCCGATATCTTCAAGGTGTTCAAGAAACAGCAGGCGGAATCGAAGAAGACGGTCGACGAGTTCGCGGCTCAGCGCGCGACTGCCGAGAAGTATGGCAACGAAGTCGGCATGAACTTCATCGACGGCATACTCGCGGAGTTGCAGCGACGCAAGGATGAAGTTGCCGCTGCTGCCGCTGCCGTGACTTCCCAACTCACTACTGGCGGTAACGCGGGTATTGACGCGACCTCCCCATCACGCGACGCGATGAAGGTTGCAGGCAACTTCGTAGACGGCCTGATCGTTGGGCTGCGCGCCAGGGCTGGGCAGGCGTCGAAGGCTGCTAGCGAGGTGGCGCGAGAGTTAATGAAGGCCTTCATGCAGGACTTTATTCCCCGCGATATGGGTGCCGCTGAATCTGCTATCGCTAACGCGATCGAGGGCGCTCTGGAGAAACTACGCTACGCGCGAATGAATCTGAAGGACGCGAACCGTTCCGTCAAGGATGCCGAGCGGGAACTGAACCGTCTGCGCAAGGATGAGGACGCGACCGCTAAGGCCATCGCTAGGGCCGAGAAGGAACTCGCTAAGGCGCGCGAGGAGGCGGCAAAGGCTGCCAAGGATGTGAAGATCGCGGAATGGGTCAAGAGCAACGAAAAGGCTCTGAACGCTTTGCAGAAGATCGGCAAGCAGTACGACTACATCGTGGGCCGCATGGAGGGAGTGGAATCCGCGTTCGCCTCCATCACAAGCCTACTCGCTACCCCTCTAGGAACCGCGTCTGATCTTTCGCAAATGTTCCAGTTCGGGACCGACCCGCGCACGTTGGCCCGTAACTACATGGGGCTAGCGGATACGATCCGCGAAGCGTATGCGGTGATGACTGATCCGGCGATTGTCGGTGAGGGGGCTGCTCGTCGGAATACGGCAGCGATGAACGCGACTCTCTCGCAGTTGGAATCTTACGTCACTCAGATCATCGCCCTGGAAAGCGAGTATGCGGCGAACGCCGAGCAGATGCGGGTGAATGAGCAGAAGTACCGCGTCGATGAAGAGAAGTTGAGGGAGTCGCTTAGCGGTTCTGTCCGGGCTTACGAGGATGCGACCAGGGAACTAGAGCGCATCGTCAATGAGCGGGACGGCTTCATCGACAAGATCAACAGCGGATTCCGCTCGTTTGTGAACAACCTGTCAGGACTCACGCAGGATTCCGTATCGGTCGTGACCGAGGAAGTCCGCGAACTGGGCAACGGTGTCCGCACGATCGTCCGGTCCACACGCCAGGAAATGCAGTCCGGTGCTGGCGCTATCGCCGCAACTCTGCGTAGCCGACTGGATGAGGTCAAGGCGTTCTCTAGCAACATCCAGTCTTTGATGAGGCGTGGCCTCGACCCGACGCTTATCCGTGACTTTATCGAAGCAGGAGTGTCGGGCGCAGGCGAAGCGGTCGCGGCTCTCGCATCCGCCACGGATGATGAACTACGCGGCATCAACGACACGCAGGCAGAACTACTGAAGTACGCGAATGAGTTCGCCGGTGGTGTCAGCGGCGCGTACTACTCTTCTGCGATCTCTGCGCAGGAAGCGATCGTCCGCGACACGAAGGCCGCTGTCACGGCAGCGCAGAAGGACTTGGATGACGCTAAGGAGGCCTATGATGCTGAGCGCGTTCGCCTGGAAGGGGAGCAGACCCGCATCGAAACCGACATCAACACGCTTGTAACGCAGATAGAGTCGCTTATCACGGGCATGATGACCACTCTCGTCCCGGCTACTGAGGCGGCAGCGCAGAAGAGTCTTGACGCGATGATCGCGCAGTTCAAGAAAGACTTCCCGAAGGTCAGCGCAGAACTGAACCGCTTGATGGATGCTCTCGCTACAAGTATGGAGCGAACCGTAAAGATCGTTATTGAGCCTGTCCGTGCGGGTGCGACGACGCGCGCAGGAATCACTAGCGTCACAGATGTTCCCGCGACTGTGACCACAGGCGGTGTGCCTGCTCCTGCCGCGAACGTGACCTATCAGATCACGGTGAATACGGGTGTCGGTGATCCGCGCGAGATCGGTCGCGTCGCGGTCGAAGCGATCAAGGCCTATGAGCGTTCTAACGGTCGCGTGTTTGCGAGCGCCTAATGGCATTGACTGTCCGTATCGGTTTCGATCTCTCCGCTATCGGAGACCCGACCTTGTTTACGTTGGATGATCCTGTGCAGGGGGAGTTAGATTCCGTGTATGTGCTTGGCGGGACGCTATTCCAAGACGTAACGCAATATGTTCGCTCTGTCAGCGTTCGTCGAGGAAGGTCGCGCAGGCTAGATAAGTTCCAGACCGGGACCGCGACTATCGCGCTTGATAACACGGGTCGAGTGTTTGACCCAGAATATGCGGGATCACCATATGTGGGTCAGATTCAGCCGCGTCGCCCGATCCAAGTAACGGACGGAGTTAATTTTCTGTTCGTTGGCTTGATTGAGGATTGGAACCTCGACTACTCGCTGAACCGGGACAGTATCGCGACAGCGTTGTGCGTCGATGGTTTCACGCTCCTAGCATCTTCTGAACTCGCTGGGTTCACAGCCTCCGCGACGCTACCCGGTGCCCGTATCTCCGAGGTGCTGGATCGCCCCGAAGTATCTTGGCCTGCTGGCTCACGCAATATCGCAACAGGTTCACAGCAGTTGCAACTAGATACTGTCGATGAAGGCACCGGGGTCTTGAACTATCTGCAGATCGTAGAGGAGACGGACGCTGGCGCCCTATTCGTAGCGTCTGACGGGGTACTCACCTTCAACAGCAGCAACACACCATCGGGTGCATACACGGGATTCGTGTTCACTAACGGTAACGAGGGTGTGGATACGCCGTATGACAGCCTCACGGTCGGGTATGACTCCATCACCACGGCCTATGCGTTTGACGCTATCCCCGGAACCTACATTCCATTCAACGATATCGGCGTCGAATATGGGACGGAGACGCTGCACAACCGCGTGGTGGTGGGTCGAGAGAACAGCGTGACGACCGCCACGGCTGACGATACGGTGAGTCAGGCGGCGTTCGGTGTTTCTACCTTGTCACGGACGGGTCTTCTGTTTGCTGCGGACGATCAGTTGGCTCCAATGGCGGAATACCTAGTGAACCGTTACGGGACGCCGCAAGTTCGTATTCGCAGCGTCGGAGTGGATGTGGGTAACAGCCCGAACAAGACTGGGCTGCTTGGACTGGACTTCGGGGATGTGGTCCGCGTCAGGTTCACGCCGAACGGTATCGGTGCCCCTATCGACCAGTACCTAACGATTGAGGGTATCTCACACGAGGTATCCCCATCACGGCATCAAATGACATTCCAGTTCGAGCGGATCACCTACTTCCCATTCGAACTGGATTCGACCGACTACGGTATTCTGAACACGAACGTTCTGGGATTGTGAGGACTCATGGCTGGCGCGGGTAGAAAGACGTTTGTCGCGGGTGACGTACTCACCGCGTCCGACGTTAACTCGTATCTGATGGATCAGGCGGTTATGAGGTTCTCCTCTTCCGCGACTCGCGCTACTGCCCTGCCTTCCCCGTCCGAGGGCATGATGAGTTACTTGGATTCCACTAACGCGGTCGAGGTTTATACCGGGGCATCGTGGACGAGCGTTGCCGGGACTGGAGTCCCGTACGCGATGTCAGCAACGAGCGCTTCACTAGGGGGACTGAACCAGGCTCCAAGCGACTCGATCAGTAGCGCCGGAACGATTAACTGGCCCGTGGGAAGATTCAGTGTTAAGCCGATCGTGGTTGTCACTAACGAGGATGTGAGCGTGGCGGGGTCATACAAGATCATCTACACGCCAGGAAGTATTACGGCATCCACGGCAACGATCTACTACGCGAACGCAAACAGTTCGGCTAGCGTGACGGCGCTACGTTACAACGTTGTTGCTGTTCAGATGACTTCCGGGAGTGCGGCAGGATGAGTGCCCCATACATTAGCCATACCTCATGCTGCGACCTAGAAGGGTGCGTTAACTTCGGGATCGTGTTCGATGTCTGGAGCGCACCAGATGGGACCTACGCCGCGTTCTGTGGCGCCTGCGACCGCGACATCACACACACTTGCGTCCCGAAGGAGTAGACCGTGGCAGGCACAAGCAACTACCCCGGTGCGCTAGACAACTTCGCGGAGGCATCCCCGACAAACCTGGGCGATGAGGACAGCACAGGGCGTACCCATAGTGAGCGTCACGACGACCTAGAAGCCGCTATGGAGGCGGTGCAGGAGGAACTAGGTACTGATCCTTCTGGCGCGTCAGCGTCCACGGTAGCGGCACGATTCACCGCTCTCGATTCCACGGTTGCTGGCAGGGTCGCCGCGTCTGTTGTGACGACGGCTGGCGATCTGATCGTTGGCACAGGATCCGCAAGCGTTACGCGACTGGGCACAGGCACGGAAGGCTACGTCCTAACCTCCTCTTCCGCAGGGGCGCAGGGGCTTATCTGGGCAGAGGCGTCAGGTGGCGCGACTGTGGAGATGTCCGCGACTGAACCAGTCAGCCCCGATAACGGAACGTTGTGGGTGGACACGGATTCTGACGTTCCGACGTTCACGGCGAGCGCGTATGTTCTTAATGCCCTAGTTGACGCCAAGGGCGACCTCGTCACCGCGACCGCTGACAACACCCCTGCGCGTCTCGCGGTCGGCTCCAACGGGCAGGTACTCGTCGCGGCCTCTGGCGAGTCCACGGGCCTGATCTGGCAGGGTCCTGCCGAAGTCATCGGGATCGCGGTCTCCGACGAGGAAACCGCCCTGACCACGGGCACGGCTAAGGTCACGTTCCGGATGCCGTTCGCGATGACGCTGACGGCGGTACGGGCGTCCCTGACTACGGCCTCGACCTCG